TAACGGGAGTGTCATTTAAATCACTAACAATAGCTTCATTTACAACATCTTCGATGGCAGTATCCGCTTCGGGATGAAGTGCCATTTCTCGATATCTTTTAATTAACTCAAACTCTGATTTATATACGCCTTCTAAATCTAAATATTGCCCATAAAAATTACTAGCGATATAATGGTCAACCCCGTCCTCATTATTTTGAGGAACGGGGGACACTACACCACTAGATTTTTTCTCGTTACTATCAATAGAGAATCCAAAAAGTCTCGCCATCTTATAAAGAAACTACGGTAATAAACTTATTTATCAAACAATATCACCGCCGTTTCCTTGTGCTTCCCAATATTGAACTTGTAGTTCAACAGTAAACTCTTCAAGTACGTCTGAAGAATCGTAGGAAAGATCAATCTGAGAAATGTTAGTTGGGAAAACATCGAAGAAACGATACTTTCTTAGAACATTACCTTCTCTATTTAACTGATAGACATATGCCTCAGCTTGATAGTCGGCAGGATTTGTTGCACCAGTCGCATTTGCAACATTATTCATGCTGTTCATCCACTGCTCAAAAGCACCTCTGATTGCAAAATCAGTATCATTTAGAATTGTGATTGTCCAAGTATCAAAGGTACGATCACCAGCGATCTTGAGTAGACGACCACGGAAAGCAACATCGATAGGTGCGATGTTTGATGCAGGTAATGCTGCTGACTTAACAAGAAATCTTGCTTTCTCAAGCACCGTTGAAGATGCTGGTGATGAAGCTGGGAAAGAAAGAACGACTTCAAATAGATTAGGCCTTGCGCCACCTCCCGCTAATTTATTTTTGAAGTCTGAGATAGTCCTTAATGCAGGAGGGTTTTGTTGATTCTTTGATGCCATTTTAGGTTAGACTCCTAAATTATACGTTTCCGATGATTTCTTCAAAGGAAACACCAGTGCGGGTAGCAACGAAGGTGAGACCGACGAAGTTGATAGAGCGAGCTGGTTTGATGAAAATGTCAGCAACAAACTCATTACGATCAATAACAGCAGCAGTGTTATTGGTCTCATCACAAACAACGACAAACTCTTGAACACCACGGTTGGACTGTACTTCACGTAGGAAGGGTTCTACCGCATTTACAAAATTGCTTCTTGTGATCTCGTCGTTGAATTCAAAGAGTTGATCTCTAGCAACTGCAGAAATTGCTTTCTCTAGATAGAGGAAGAGTCTGCGAACGTTGATCCTATCAAAAGCAGAAGACTTGGCAAGACCAGTCTTATCACCATATAGAACAATACCAGAACCAGGAATAAAGGTTACAGGGTTGATTCTATTGCTGTAAAGACGATCTCTTTGGATCTTGGATGGGTTATATGGTAGTTTGACTGCATTTAGAATTGCACCTCTAGTTGTTCCAGCAGGGGAGAACCAAGGGAAAGCATTAATGTCAGTTCTAGCACAAGTTCCTGCAATATCACCGTTTAGTGGTACATAACGGAACTTATCGGAGAAACGATCATACATGTACTTATAACCACTATCAAAGACCGCGAAGGAACTTGAAGTGATTGATGCATAATAACCAATTACGTTATCGGTAATTGTATCAACATCTCTTACTACAGCTTCAGTTGCTGAATCGTTGAAGATTGCAGCTCTATATGGGGAAATAAATGCAATTGCATCTTTTCTTCGTTCAGCAACATCAATTGCTTTTAGTGCAATAGATTGTGTTTGTTCTTTACTATAGTTTCCAGATCCCATGAGAATGAAATCTACATCATATTCATCAGGATTAATTAGAACTTCATAACCAGCAGAGAGATTTGCAACACTTGGTGCTAATGCAGTAGCAGTCTCTAGGTCAGTCTTGGCGTTATAGTTTGTACCACCAGCTAAAGTGCCAGTAGTATTTCCTTGACTTCCAAATGCAATTCCCTTAGTGTTTTGGTCCCAAGAGAAGTCAGTGACTGTAGTAAATCCAGAACCAGTATTGAGTTTAAAGTCTGTAGCAACTACTCCTTCAGGAGCTCCACCAGCAAAAATGTATCCAGATCCAGACTTAATATATTCTCTCCAATAAGAGACAGATCCATTAGCAAACTGAGCATCTTTTGCTTTAGATAAGTTTAGATGCTTTTCTAGAATGGTTCCAGGATTTCCAGTAATATCTCCGTCATCATCTACGACAACAACGTGAACCTCATCAAATCTAGAATCTCTAGCATCTGCAAAGGCAGAAGTTCCAGGACGTGATGCAATTTGATTCCACTTAATGTTATCGCCAGTTAGCTCAATTTCTTGAGAATCAAACCAATCAGTTATGGAAGCGGACGTATAAGTTACAATTCCTGTTCCATTTGAATCGTGAACTTCAATTTGAGTTGTACCTGCACCTACAAATCTATAGATTCCACTATCTTCATAGTCTTTTTGGGTGGATACTCCTGCAGTAGAAACGTGCTGTACAAACTTAACATAAAGTTCTGATTCACCAACACCAGTAATAATTCCTTTAAAATATCCGTCTAGGAGTGAAGTTGAACCAGCTCCTGCAACCACTGTACCGCTAGGAACAGTTTGGGTTACTCCCATACCAACGCTAACACCACTAGTGCTAACTCCAGAAATGGTTTGATCAGCAAAACCATCGATGATAGCAACCTTCATTCCATTTGACCATGTGCCAGGGTTTCTGGCAGCAACGGTTACTCCAGTAATAGTGGAATCGTCATAACCTAGTTGGTTATAATGATCAAGACTCTTAATTTTTGGTGCTGTAGATGTAGATCCAAAGAATCCATTCTTTAGATCGTCGTTATCAGCTCTGATAACGCGAAGTGAACCACCGTATGATAGGAAAGATGAAGCAACCATCCAGTGCTCATAATGCCTATCGGTGTTGTAAGACTTACCAAAATTTGCCAGTAGATCAGATTCGTTCTCAACTAATGTTGGAACTTCTACTGGTCCCTGGGCGAATGGTGCTACAACAGCAGCCACTTTGTCGGAGGTGGGATCAACTCTACCTAGAGTAAGGTCAACCTCCCTTACGACAATACCAGGAGATGCTAAATTTAGCGGCATCTTTCTCTCCTATGGGGTCCAAAATTAATCTAAACTTATTTATTGTTTAGAGTGTTTTGACTGGGGAAACAGTGCGTGAACACTACCAGTCTGGATATTCCCACTCTTTAATGTCAGATTTTCTTGATTTTATAATACTACGAAAAGAACACTCCTAACATTCATATGAATATGAAGATGGAATTTCCCCCCTTTTCTTTCTAGTCAAATAAAACCCATCAATAAGATCTTTGGTTTTTCCACAGATTCTACATTTTCTCTCTTTGAAGAGTAGGTGCTCTAAAGATACCTGCTCATCAAAGTCCATCATCTATATTCCCACATATATGATTGATCTCCATATTCATCAACATGCCACCTATCACCTTGACTATCTACAAATGATCCTTGTTCATCAAGACCATCAAGGATAAAACCAAAAGGAGCCATATCTTGCTCAATTTGATTTTTTTGTTCCTCATAGATTCTTTTACGGACATCGTTGTCCGTCATTTCTTTGAAGTAATCTTGTGCAACTAACCAAGAAAAAATAACTAAGCACATAGCTAAGTCATCATTACAACCTTCTTCAGCTTCAAAAGATTGTCTCTTCTGCACAAAAGTCGTAAGTTCTGATATAATATCGTAGTCACTAGTAACTAATTTATCATCTTCGATAAGTGTCTTTAGATTGGAGCAACCCAACTTTTTAACTGCAGATGTCATTCTGACACCAAGTTGAGATTTCTTCCCAGAGAATCCAGAACCAACAACCTGTCCAGCTCTACCTCTCATGGCACACATGAGCATGTTTTCGTATTCAAGATCAAAATATAGAATAGAACCTACCTGATCTCCAATATCATTAACTTCTACCAATACCCAAGATTGATTATATGCATCTGCAACTTGTTTGATGATGCTGGGAAATAGCATCGGTTTGATTTCATTATTTCTGTATTTTGCGACAACCTTATATGGAAATTGTGTTATATCAAATACAATAAAAGCTGAGTAGTCGTGCTCAATTCCACGAGCAACGTCTACGGTCATCATATAATTATGACCTTTTTGGGACTGTTCATAAATGTCCAATCCTTTATTTCTTTTGACTGGATCTTCATACACTAAGTTTCTGAGTTTAGTGACATCAATCAGAGTATCAACAGATCCTAGGAACTCACACTCAAACTCAACCTTGAACTGCTGTTCTGATGTGTTTGCAATAGTCTGAGCCTTCCACTTTGCATTCCTTCCAGGAACTTCGGACCAGTGAACATCCGTAGGAACATATTCATTTTTACCCCTTTCAGCATCATGCCACATGCGGTAGAAATGATTCATACCGTGTGGGGTAGATACGATAATTACTTTGGTGTTTTTTCCAGACGAGATAGTAGGATAAACAGAGGCAAAGAACGCATCAGCAATATGATTTGGGATGAACGCGAACTCGTCAAGAAAGATGATATTATACGATCCGCCACGGACAGCAGATGCAGACGTAGATGCGGCGATAATCTTAGACCCATTTTCTAGTTCTAGTGATTGCTTGTTCCAGGATACAATACCCTGTTGCATCCATTTAGGCAAGTTCTCATAAGCAAGTTGTAATCTTCCGA